CTCTAAACGATAATTCAACCGAATATCGAAAAAGAGCAACAGACCCCGAAAATCCAGTATTTTCGGGGTTTTCTTTATATTCTGAAAATCTATCAGACACCCTCAAAACACACGAAAATGTTCCGGTAACTAACAGGTAACACACAGGTAACTAACACGAAAAAAGGTGTCTTGTGCAATACTTTTGAAATCTTGTGCAAGACACATTTTTGCATGAAAAAAGGGCGATTCAATCACCCTTTTCTTTGCAGTATTCAATGATACATGACCGGACATCTTTTTTCGTCCGGCAGTGACAGGAATGACCGTCCTTGAATATGATGTCATATCCGTCGTGCATGTTTCCAGTGATTCCGGAAATCATTTCCCTGTTCTTTTCTGCGACCTGCATCGTGTCGAACATTCCGCACTGGTCTTTTCTGACAAGGTCTTGAATGTATGCGTTGATAGACATTCCCTTGTCTGCTGCGAGAGTCCGGATAATATCTTTCATTCCTTTAGGAACTGCGAGGTTTATTCGTTCATAATGCTCTTTATAAAAATTATTCTTGTATTCTGTTCTGTTCATGACATCACCCTCCATCAAATCAAATTGATTGCCTCAAGTTTGGTCGGGAGTTCAATGTGGGTGTAGACGTTTTCAGTCACACCCTGTCCTTTATGCCCGACAATTTTCTTGATGAATCTCTCGTCAACTTCCTTTTCGGTGAGGAGAGAGATGCAGGTGTGTCTTGTATCATGCGGGCGGTGTCCGTCATAGACAGGTTCTTTTTTCGTTTCATCAATGACGAATTTCCCGAAACCGAACTCAAGCATCAGAGGAATCCAGTAAGAATCATAATAATTCCGGTACTGAAAAGGTTCGTCGTCGGGTGTACAAATCAGATGGTCACATTTCCGGTTCATCCAGTATTCAAAGAACGGTACAATCTTTTCAGCGATGGGAACCTCTCTGATTCCTGCCTCTGTTTTGGATTCTTTCACATAGAACCATCGTTCATCAAGATGGATGTCCTTTTTCTCAAGGTCGAGGAGTTCCCCGATACGGACACCGGAATAAATCATAATAAGAATGACGGTCACATATATGTTTGAATCCTTGCATTTCCACAGAATAGAAATCTCTTTCTTTGAAAAAGGTTTCCGGTTGTATGCGTTCGGATTTCCCGCCTTGCTTATATCAACGTATCTGACCATGTCTCTTTTATCTTGAGACACAATCTCGTGAATGACAGCATAGTCATACATGAGACCCCACAGGATTTTCAAGGTTTTAAGTGTGGGAGTATTTTTGCCGGAGCTATCGACGACACCTTGCAGGTGATCCAGTTTAATGTCAACAAATCTCATTTTCCACAGGGGTTTCGATGTGTTAAAAGCAGCCTTGTAACCATTCGTGTCCTTGATTTTTTCAAAATGGATTTCCGACCAATTCTCATATACTTCCTCGAAAGTAATGGTTGCATGGTGCAAATCAAAGGGGTCTTTATTGTATTCTGCTAATGCAGTGAGAGCCTCTTTGCGTGTCGGGTAATATCCGACGGTTATATATAATTGTTTTGATTTTCCGGTTATAGGGTCAATTTCCCACCCTTTTGTCTTTTTTGCTACATAGGGATTTCGTCGGTTTCCGGATAATTTATAGACCGACCCGAATCCGTTCGGTAGTTTCATAAAATCACCATCCTAAAAAAGAGTATAAAAAATAAAACCAATGCAAAAAGCACGGTTTTATGATAGAATGGTGTTTGCAGGATTCATCTATCAAAATGCTTTTTGCAGGGCATGAGATAAGAGATTCCACAAAGGCGATTCGTGTTGCAGCACGGGTCGTCTTTTTATGTGTAAATCTATTTTTTAGAGCGTTCTTTCACAATTCTTCTATACTTGCGACCGAGGGCAAAACAGCCGACACCCAACAGGATAGCAGCAACACCGCCAACAGGAACAGCAAGCAGCAGGAGCAATCCCAAAAGCACAAGCACAACAGCGAGAACCATGAGGATAATTCCACAGACATTGTATGTCCGGTCGGAATATTCCTTTTTCACTGGAGCAGGTGCGTCATAGGATGCGGATGTGTGTCCGTTTCCGGATGATGCACTTTTCATCACATCAGAGACCCCGACGGTCGTTCGACTATACACTGCATTATAAGCAGCCTTTTTCGGGTCATTCACAATCCCCATTCCCTTTTTACCATAAAGAGGATTCACAGCCTTTTTGACCTGCCTCTTTACTTTTCCGGTAGTCCTTGCCTTTATGCTCTTTTTGACATTCGGTTTTCTGACACCGTATTTCATGCAAAACACCTCCATTCTTTTGGACAAATCTGTCACCTTGTACACTTTTCCTTGCGAAAGGAGGTGAGCAGGATGAAAGTTTTGTTATGGGAAACGAGAACCTCAAAAGGGTTCACGTTGATGGAGTTGGCGAAGAAATCCGGAATCGGAAAATCGACGCTCAACAACATCGAAAACGGTAAGGTGTCACCGACATTGTTTCAACTCGAAACGATAGCGATTGCACTGGAGGTAAAAATCACCGACCTGTTTGAATCCGAGTACAAATAAAATTATTATAGCATGATGTGACGAATAGTCGTCCGTTCGGAGAGATATTTCCACAATTATGGAAATGATGTCCGATTTTTCCACAATCATGGAAAAATGTGCTATTCTGTACTACGGAAAGGGGTGGTGTTCCCTTGCATTACAAAGAGACTATCATTGAGTTAGTCGGTAAGATACAAAGCGAAAAAGTCCTCAAGAGGATATATAAATTCGTTTTATATCTGTACACCCACGAGACTGGCAGTTGAAAAAGGCTGTCAGTCTTTTTTGTTATCCGCTCTCAAAGAAATGTAATAATCAACAAGTCTGTCAAATGCTTCAATATCAGCGTCCGAGGCATATAAGAGCGTTTTTATCATATTTTTGCGAGATTCATTCTCACCCGCCATGATGCGGTCGATTCTTTCAAAAAAGTCGTCGTCGGATTCGACGAACATTTCTCCCTCTCCAGTAGTCAGCCACATATAATCAACACTAAACTCTCGACAAATGGATTTTGTCATCTGTTCAGTGAGACTACGTTCACCCTTTTCAAGACGAGAAATTGCAGTTTTGGTCACACCAAGTTTTTCACCGAATTTTTCAAGGGTAAGACCGAGCGAATTTCGCACATCTTTGATGCGTTCACCCTGCGTCATATCGAATCACCTCCTTTGTTTTGCATAAAGCATAACACGGTAACTGACAAAAATCAATAAAAAAGTAACCATAGGCAACAAAAAAGTGTTGACAAGGTGGACATAGGTCACTATAATGTAACCAAAGGCAACAGGAGAGGAGGCGAAACGAATTGCCGAAACATCAAATTTCAAATGTTAAAACACGAGGAACGGGAGCGATTGAAAAAATTATTTTCTACAAAACGGAGGTCTCTGAACATCAAGAGATTAGAGTGAGAGCGGAATTTGAGGGAGACCCCGAACCGGAACAAATCAAACAGATTTCAGAAGTTGTCGAAAAGGCAGCGAAAGAAATAGGAAAGATTGTGGAGGAGTGGTGACGCACTCCTCCGTGAAAATCATTTCAGATTGCGAATATGTTGAGCAAAGTCGTGTGTTTCAACACATGCCTTGATAGCAGATGCAAGCAGACGCTCAAATTCTTCCTTTGAAAGGTCGGAAACTTTGTCAAATTTAATGTCACTTTCATCAAAAGAACGTTCAATCGCAGTCTTGAAATCATTGTGATGAACAGCAATGTTTTCACCTCCTGTCATATTGAAATGGTTGCACATTTATTATATGGCGGGAGACACAGCAGGGCAAGAAAGAACAGGAGGAAACAGTATGGAACATATAAAAGTAAGTAGCGTATCAGAGGCATGGAGGGCAGCAGCAAGAATTTTCCCGACAGATTATGAAAAGAACGAGGAGAACAGCAAACGGGCGGGTTATCCAATATATGAGACAACATCGACAGACGAGCGTTTTTCCGGATTTCACATTTCAGACCTAAACACAAGGCTAGAGGTAAACATGGGAGCGGAAACGGTGACGATTTGGATTGAGGAGGACGCATTTGAAATTGTAGTCAAAGGACTGACTGAGGAGGAAAAAGAAAGCCTCAAGGAAGTGGTTGACAAGGAAATCCGGAGAATCAAATACAGGAGACATAAGGGAAAAAACTCAAATCTCCGGTATGTGATAGATCTAAATTCATAGCAAAAGCCGAAACGGGGCAGCA